TTATAATGCCGCCTCTCCGATGGTCAGGCAAGCACCGGCATTAGCAAAACGGTCTAAAATTATAGATAGTCAGAAAAGAATTGTTGTCCATTCGACAAACAGCTATTATCAGGTTTTATCTGCTGAAGCCTATTCAAAACACGGTATCAATGCTCATGGTATTCTCTTTGACGAATTACATACACAGCCAGACCGCGAGTTGTGGGATGTACTGACAACTTCCCAGGGTTCGCGCCGGCAACCTTTAATTTTCGTAATGACTACCGCCGGCTATGACCGTAATTCTATTGGTTGGGAAATTCACGATTATGCTTGTAAAGTGCGGGATGGAATCCTAAAAGACCCCACTTTTCTACCCGTAATTTACGCGGCACCGGATGATGCCGATTGGACCGATGAGGATGTCTGGAAAAAATGTAATCCGGCATTAGATACTTTCAGGTCGATTGACGAAATGCGAATGTTGTGTGCCAGGGCAAAGGAAATTCCAGCTCTTGAGATGACTTTCAGACGACTCTATCTTAATCAATGGGTCAATTCGGTTGAAAGATGGCTACCTATGGACAAATGGGACGCCTGTAATCAGCCAATCGATTCTGAAAATCTGAAAGGCAAAATATGTTATGCCGGACTTGACCTCGCGGCAACAACCGACCTGACCGCCTTATCTCTTGTTTTTCCTGATGAAAATGGCAGTTATGATATCCTGATGCATTTCTGGATACCCGGTGATAGAGCAATCGAAATAGAAAGGAAAGACCGCGTTCCTTATCGGGAATGGGCCCGAGAAGGTTATATCACCCTGACAGAAGGAAATGTAATCGATTACGATTATATTTTGCATTATTTAAAAGAGCAGTCTGAAATCTATAATATTCAGGAACTCGCCTTCGACCGTTGGGGAAGTCAAAAACTTATAACCGATATGCAAGAACATGAATTCGTGGTTGATGCTAAAGTACCAGGTCGTCATCTCGTGCCATTCGGACAAGGTTATGTTTCAATGTCAGCTCCAACAAAGGAATTGATGAATCTTGTATTGAGTCAGAAAATAAGACATGGCGGGAATCCGATTCTCCGCTGGAATGCTGATAATCTTGTAGTGACTCAAGACCCGGCGGGCAATCTGAAACCAGATAAATCTAAAGCAACACAGAAAATAGACGGTATGGTGGCGCTTATTATGGCATTGGACAGAGCGACTCGCCATGCGGATGATACCAGTATTTACGAATCAAGGGGAATTTTAGTAATATGAGAATCCCGTTTACGAAAAAGGAATTAAGGCTTTTCTCACTTTCAGATATGGACAAGGCGATGGATTTGCTCATCAATGGCAGACCATCGGCGACTGGCGTGAATGTAAATCAGAATTCCGCAATGAATTGTGTGCCTTACTTTGCAGGCGTCAGATTGATTTCAGAGACAATCGGACAGTTGCCTTTAATTGAATATGTCAGACTTGAACCACGGGGCAAAGAACGCGCTACAAATAGAATTCTATATAGATTGCTGCATGATGCTCCGAATCCTGAAATGTCGGCTATGTCATTTAAGGAAACAATGCAAGGGCACGTTATTACATGGGGAAATGCCTTTGCTGAAATCCAATGGAATCCTGATGGTTATCCTGAAGCATTATGGCCATTACGTCCTGATAAAATGCAGGTCGGTCGTGATGATATAACCAAAGAACTGATTTATGCCTATCGATTACCGACCGGTGAAACGGTCAAATTGCCAGCATACCGAATTTGGCATTTGCCAGGGTTCGGATTTGACGGAATTATCGGTTATGATTCTATCTATTTGGCGAAAGAAGCCATCGGCATGGCTCTCGCAATGGAGGAATATGGAGCGCGGTTTTTCGGGAATGGTGCGAATCCTGGAGGTGTGCTCGAACATCCGAATAAATTATCAGCTCCAGCACAGGAGAATTTAAGAAAATCTTGGAATGAAATGCATCAGGGACTTTCCAATCAACACCGGATAGCAATCCTGGAAGAAGGTATGACTTATAAACAAACTGGTATACCTCCGGAAAATGCTCAATTCCTTGAAAGTCGGAAATTCCAACTCGATGAAATAGCGAGACTTTTACATATACCTCCTCATATGATTGGTGATCTGGATAGAGCAACATTCTCCAACATTGAACATCAGGCAATCGAATTTGTAACCTATACAATGCAACCTTGGTTAGTGCGATGGGAACAGACGTGTAACCGCAAGTTACTTTTACCATTTGAACGTAATCTTTTCTTTTTTGAATTTCTGGTTGATGCTTTACTTCGAGGTGATTCTCAAGCTCGTGCCACATTCTATAAAGAACTCTTTTACATGGGTGCCTTTAGTCCGAATGACATCAGAGAAAAAGAAAATATGAATCCTATCGATGATGAAGGTGCTGATAAATATTATGTTCAGCAGAACATGATACCGATGGAATTAGCTGGAAAATTACCAGCACCACAGCAACCAAATCAAAATAAGATTGAGGATGTTGTCCGGACAATTGCCGATAGAGATAAAAAGAATGTCTTGGCTGCATATAAGCGCGACCCTGCTAATTTCGATGTTTGGTTAGAAGATTATCATAGAGACTTCAAGAACTTTATGGAAAAAGAGATTACCTCCGCTATCGGTGGTAATGGACATAAGGAGGCTTAATATGCCAATACCTAAACCGAATACTGGGGAAAAACAGGATGAATTTATCGAGCGTTGTATGGGAAATGACATTATGAAAGAAGATTTCCCCGATAATAAACAACGTTTGGCAGTCTGTTTCAAACAATGGCGCGGTGAAGATAGTCTTGATATTGAGATAGAACGGAGGAATGTTTCTTTGACAGAATTTCGTCTATCGGAAGAAAAGCAACCAAAGATAATCGGTCATGCCGCTATGTTCAATCAACTTTCCGAACCGTTATTTGATTTCAGAGAGAAAATAGCGCCAGGTGCTTTCAAAAAATCGCTCAAACAGGATGATATAAGAGCGCTTTTCAATCATGATGCTAATTATCCTTTAGGTAGAAATAAATCAGGCACACTTAAATTGAAGGAAGATAACGAAGGGCTTTATATCGAAATAGACCCGCCGAATACCACATGGGCGAAAGATTTACAGGAATCAATCAGGCGCGGCGATATTTCTCAAATGTCCTTTGGATTTACAGTCGTCAAAGATAATTGGGAACACATCCAGGGTAAAGAATCAATCAGGACTCTCCAAGAAGTCAAACTATATGATGTATCTCCAGTAACTTTCCCTGCCTATCCTCAAACAACGGTCATGGTCAGGGATTATATATCTGCCTTAAAAAAACAGGATGAGAAGGGGACGTTGAAACCGTCTGAATCCAATCTTGAGAAATTGAGGCTTAATTACGGTTACAAAAAATAAATAAGAGGTGAAAAATGCTAAAGATACTGGAATTCAGGGCTAAAATCAAAGCCCTCAAGGATGAAGGTAATGTCATTCTGAGTAAAACTGAAAAAGAAAATCGTGCTATGACCGCCGATGAAAAAACACGATTTGAAGCAATTAATGCCGAGATTGATGTTACCGAATCCAGGATGGACAACTACGCGAAAGTCAATCGGATTTCCGATGAGGAACTCCGGGGGATTACGACAACTCCACAGGCGAAACCAGAAAATAAACCTGCATGGCGGTCGATTGGAGAGCAACTTCAGGCAATAGCCCGATTTGCAACCGGTAGAGGATTTGATAACCGGCTGATGGAAACCCGCGCCGCGACTGGCTTGAACGAAGCCGTACCGACATTGGGCGGATTTTGGGTAGACCAGTCACTAGTTGGTTCTCTACTCAAGGCAGCCTATGATACTTCGGCGGTGGCAAATAAATGCCGTAAATTGCCGGTTGGTCCTGGTAATAATGGTCTTAAATTAAAGACTATCGATGAAACAAGTCGAGCAACAGGTTCGCGATGGGGTGGAGTACAGGTTTATTGGGAAGCAGAGGCAGATTCTACTACATCAAAAACGCCGAAATTCGGCAGGTTTGAACTGAATCTCGACAAAATCATGGGTGTTTGTTATGCAACCTCCGAATTACTGGAAGATGCTGAACAATTAGGCGCGGTCATTACCCAAGCATTCTCCGAGGAAATAGGATTTAAACTTTCCGATGGTGTGATTCGCGGTACTGGTGCCGGACAGATGTTGGGTATTCTTGAAAGTGATGCCCTCCTGAGCGTCCCGAAAGATACCGGACAAACAGCCGATACGGTTACTTCAACAAATATCCTCGGAATGTGGAAGGCTTGTCTCGGAAGAGCAAATGCATACTGGTTTTATAATCAGGAACTCGAAGACCAACTCCAACTCCTGACCTTCCCGATTGGTACTGGCGGCGTAATGTCCAATCTGTTTAAACCCGGTGGAATCGGCACGGATGGAACAATTCTAGGACGCCCAGCAATCGCGGTTGAGCAGGCGTCTGGCCCGGGTGATGTTGGCGATATAATCCTGATGGACCCGACACAATATATCATCATCGACAAGAGCGGGATTCAGACAGCCGAATCGATCCATGTGGCTTTCTTGACCGACCAAAGCGTCTTCAGGTTCACCTATCGGGTAAATGGCGCTCCTATCCTGAAGTCCAAAATCACGCCATACAAAAGAACTTCCAGCTCCTTCTACATGAGTCCTTATATTTGTATCGCAGCCCGGTAAGTAACAAATAAATAAAGTGGGGTAAAAACAAAATGAGCAGACTTTGTGAAGAATTCAAAATAGTTCCTCTGCAACAACCTGAAGATGCGGGCGCTGGTGCAGAGACATTCGATTCTTTTTGCATGAAAAATTATAGTCATGCAACTCTAATCCTTTTATTCGGAGATAATACGGCAGACAATATTCTGACTATCTACGAAGGCGCCACAGATGGCGACCTTGCTGCTGCCATCACGTTCTCTTATAGGGCAACTGCGGCTATATGTAAGGCGGCAAATGCTGATGTTCTCGGTACTGAAACAACATCGGCAGCATTGACTATAACTGCCGCAACCTATGAGGACATGATGCTAGTGGTGGAAATCGATGCAGCAGAATTAACCGATGGCTATGATTGGATAACTGCAAAACTCGATGGTTCAGCAACAGAACAATTCATAGCTGCAGTTGCCGTTCTTTATCCAAAATACCAGGGTGCTGCACTTCATACCGCTTTAGCGTAAATAAAATAGAGCTGACCTGATGGCACTACTCAGCTTGAGGAGAAAATAAATGCCATACTACGATTCGCATACTCGGTCAAGACTTGCCGATGTGCGGCTTGGTTTCCGTGTGGATAGGGATACCGCCACGCTTCCCCAGTCAGGCAATCACACGCTATTCACCATAGCAGGCGGGCGGGTTGCAATGACTGGTATCATGGGTGAAGTGACAACGGCAATCGGCGGTGCAGACAATACAAAGCTCACGGCATATCCTACTGTAGCAACAGCAGGTACTACCGATTTATGTGCCAATCTTGATATTGATACCTGCGATGTTGGGGATATTCTTTCCATTACCGGGACTCCTGCGGATGCCATGTTAGCTGCTCATGTCGGTTGTGCAAGAATCGATAAACCCGTTGTGCTTCCAATCGGCACTCTGAATCTCGCTTGTGCCGCTAGTCGAACAGGCAATATCAAATGGACAATGTTTTATGTTCCTATTGATGATGGCGCCTATGTCTATGCTTCAACCATCTCGACTTCAACTTCTCAACATTACGATGAGTGGAGCAGACAGCGAATCAGGGATATGATTCTCGGTTGTCGAGTGGACAAAGCAGCAACAGCACTACCTTCCTCAGTTTATGGAGCTTTATACAATATTGCTGGTGGTAAAGTTTTAATAACCGCCATGATAGGAGAATGTACAGTTGCCGTAGGTGGGGCAAATAATGTCAAATACACAGTAACGCCGACAGCGGCAACATCTCCTGTGACAGACATTTGTGCGGATGCTGATTTGGATACTTGTGATATTGGCGATTTGACTTCATGGACTGGTATACCAGCGAATGATATTCTTGTTGCTCATAAAGGTGCTGTCCAATTAGGATGTCCGCAGATTTGTCAGACTGGTAGCATCGGAGTTACTTGTGATGCAACTACAGACGGTACATTCAAATGGGTTTTATTCTACTTCCCGATAGATGTCGGGGCAACTGTTGCGGCAGCATAAACCGCAAAAATAAAATAGACCGTGACAGACTATTAAGCGGCGGTCAGAAGGGAAAAAGTAAAAATGGCTAATTATGTTCAAGAAGCACATGAAAGAGATGGACTTGGGGGTTCTATTGAGACACAAGCCGATAAATTCGGCAATCAATATGTCGTAAAGGGACTTCCCGATTTTACCTATCTCGTGAATGCAAATAAGGTATGGCGGGCAAAGTCAGCAGCAACTGCCTGTGTCATTGCTGTTCCGACAACTGCCAGCATCTTCACGCTCCAGAATTCGGCAGGTGATGGTGGACTCTCCATGATTATTATCGATTTGTTTGCGATAATGGCGGTTGCTGATGCTGCTGTTCTACAGCAAGCAGGATTGATTTATGTGGTCAATGATGCACGAGTAGCAAATAAGACGGCATCAGTAACGCCTGTATCAGCAAGGGCAAGAGGCGGAAGTTATACCGGTTCTGGCATTTTACCCGCTCCTGGCGCCAACGTGGTTGATACCGGATGGTTCCCGGTCGGACCTGGCAATAATACAGTTGTTGCTAATCTTCCCGGTCATCAACTCTATGCCCGCATGGACGGTTTAATCGTTCTGCCTCCAGGCGGTTTGCTGGGTGTTTCCGTAATGGGCGCTGATGTTACTAACACTTATCATGTCGGCGCAACCTGGGCAGAAGTCCAACTCTAAAAAAGAAAATAGGGAGGGGATTATTTCCCCTCCCTCATAAATCAGGAGGATAACTATGCTAAAGACTATTAAAGTCGATAAGCTCTTGGTCGCGGCTGGAGATTATGCCGCAGAAGATGTAATGAGTGATTCCACGACAGCTACAAATCATCAATACTGGTACTTTCCGAATGTTGTCAAAAAAGGCGGAGACTTCGGTAAAATAGTCAAATGCACAATCATCTGGACAACAACGGCATTGACTCCCAGGATAACCCTCTATCTATTCAAAGAACCGCCGACTATGGAACTCAGGGACAATGTGGCAAATACAAGTCCAGGGGCAACTGACCGTTATTCATTCCAGGGACAGATTGACCAGATTGCTCTTGAGGATATGGGCGGTATGAGTGCATCTACGATTGACTACAATACTTATGGTAATCTTCCCTTATTATTCCAAACGGCTCCGGGCAATACAGGATTATATGCTCTGGCTGTAACACGGGATGCGATAGTGGACGAGGCATCAACAGTAATGACGATAGCATTAACAGTGAGCGATAAAGTCGAGGACTAAAAATGATTGCGACTAGACCCTCTTATATGCCTCGCTTCAAGCCACGCTCCTATAAATCGCTCTCTGATTCTGGATTCGATACTGATGATGAACTGACTGCCATCGAAACTGACATTACGCTGGATGCTCAGGACGCGGGGGCTGTGACACTACCCATAGGCACGATTATCAGGATTGAAACTGAATATATGACCATTTCAGGTAATGACGCTGCCAATCCTACGGTTCTTACGGTAGTCAGGGGAACTCACGGTTCTATAGCCACTACTCATTTAACCAATCAGGATGTCTTAAAAATCGTCAAGGGCAGTTGTGTCCTCTATCTGGAAGGGCAACAAGACCCCCAATCAAGTACGATTAGAGATTTGTCAGGCTACAACAATCACGGCACGATAATAGGCGCAACTTGGTCAAGACTCCCATCTGGACTATGGGTAAATAGTTTTGATGGGACGAATGATTATATATCTTGTGGGGCTGTAGTGTTCGATTGGAATTCTGACTTTACTTATATTGGTTGGGTATCCCTCTTAACAGGTGTCGGAGCGCAAGGGGGTATCTTCAATAACCGTTCGGCTGCTAGTTGGATAGCTTTCGGGTGGGAAAGTACGAGTATCGCTGTTGAAATATCTGCTGCTGCTTATTCATATGCAGGAATTGATGAGAGGGACAATGGTTATGCTATGTACTCAATTACAAGTACTTCCCATATCGTGCAAATCCAAAGGAATGGGATAGCAGTTGGTACACCTATTAATGCTACCGCACTGAATTTAGGTGCAAGTGGAGCATTGTTAAGAATTGGTGCTTGGGCTGGAGCTTCTTCTTGTTGGAAGGATGGAATGGGGTCACACAGATTATTCAATTGTGCCCTTTCCGTCACAGAAATAGCAGGAATCTACCAATCAGAACGTCATTTATTTAATGCTTGAGGCTAATTTGGAGTGTAAAACATGGCATTAAAAATATATTCCGCTCCAACCATTGAACCGATAACTGCAACGGAGGCGAAGCTCCACTGTCGCATTGATTCAGGCTCTTTTGCGGATGATATAACTAGTACACAGTCTATCTTTCCCGGTGACCATATCCAAGCCGCCGCCTATTCATTAAAAGGTGCAGGGGTAGATGTACTGGGTAAACAGACTCTGGTGTTGTTTGAGTGGGCTGGATTTGGGCTTGGTAGCACTGTAGACGTTAAACTACAAGAGTCGGATACCGATGTAGACGGCAATTATGTAGATGTAACCTCTGGTGGATTTACTCAGGTAAATACTGCAACTGCCAATGCCAACTTTGAAAAGGCATACACTGGTACAAAACAATATTTGAGAGTTGTTTCTACAGTCGCGACCGCCACCGCTGACTTTGGTGTCTCCATAGTGACCAGCGAACCGACCTCCGCCGAAGATACGCTAATTGATGCGCTTATCACTACTGCGCGCCGTTATTGCGAGCAGATAATAAATAGAGCCTTGATTACTCAGACGTGGGATTTATGGCTCGATAAATTCCCTGTCAAAGATTATCTGGAAGTTCCCTTGCCGCCATTACAAGAACCTTCCGTGACGGCGGGTGCTTTTGTGACCTCTACCAAATATCGTATAACCTCTATTGGTTCAACTAATTTTATCCTTATCGGAGCTTCCGCCAATACGGTCGGCGTGGTCTTTACCGCTACCGGTGCTGGCGCAGGAACGGGAACAGCGACCGCTTCGCCGATTATTACCTATTACGACACCGATGATACAGCGGCGGAAATGAGTGCTGGAGATTATTTTGTTGACATTATCAGTAATCCCGCACGTATTTATCTAAATTGGGGTAAATCGTGGGCAACAACGACCTTAAGACCTGCTAATGGAGTCAATGTCAGATTTATTTGTGGTTACGGCGATACTGCGGCAACCGTACCTCAAGAAATTAGGCAGGCAATGCTTTTAATTATCGGACATCTCTATGAGCACCGTGAGGAGACAACCGACAAAGCATTGCAAAATGTACCTATGGCGGTTGATGCTCTACTCTATCCATATCGTATTTGGAGTTTTTGATGAGAGCCGGTGAATTAAAACAAAGAATCGAATTGCAAACGCCCTCCCGTAGCCTTAACTCGATGAATGAACTAATCGATACTTATGCGACAACAGCTACGATTTGGGCGGCAATCGAACCTTTGACTGGGAACAGACTCTTTTTGGCGCAGCAGGCAAACAGCGAAGTCCAGGGGATATGCCGAATCCGATACCGCACAGACGTAAATCCCTTGATGCGAATCAAATATGGCACAAGATATTTCCAGATTATCGCCATCATCGACCGTGATGAATTGAACAAAGAACTTCTTTTGACCTATAAGGAAATCACGATATGAATGAAGTGCAAGGGTTAGAACAAATCGAGGAGAATATCGAAAAGATAGCTCAGCAGATGGAACCCGATGTCGTTGAGAACATCTTATTATCCAAAGCGGAAATGATAAGAGAACGTGCCTCAACTGCTGCTCCACAAGATGAAACAGGAAATCTGAAACGTGGTATCGTTGCTAAAGTCCTGCAACGAAGAGGCGACAAATATGCGCCGGCAATGGCAGGTATTAATTATGGGATAGCTCCCCATGCTCATCTGGTAGAATTCGGACACGCCATCAGATTCAGCAGAAAAGGGAAGAGTTTTGGGTTTGTCCCTCCGCATCCTTTTTTTAGACCTGTCTTTGATTCGGAGAAAGATGTTATCAAACTTGAGATTGCCGAAGAGATAAAAGCCAATATCGAAGGAGCACCAACACCGTGATAATCGAGGAAGCGTTCCAGAAGGAAATGCTGGAAACATCGGCAATAACAGACTTGGTTAAAAGTCGTGTTTATTATGTGAAAGCTCCACCTGATGCGGTTGTGCCTTATGTTGTGATTCATAGCATCTCAAATATACCGCTTACTCCGAATTTCGATGCTGCCTCTGGTAAATCTACTGCTAGACTTCAACTTTCAATCTTCGCGACAACTTACGATGGTTGTAAAGATATAGCTACAGCCATTAAGACAATATTTAATGGTTTTAAAGGCACGATGGCAACCGGCGGAATAGTGGTTGGCGGATGTTTTCTTGAAAATGAGATTGATTTATCTTTTGAAGATTCGCCATTACAAATTTATGGGATGGCAATTGATTATATTATCCATTATTAGGAGGTGAAACATGGCAACTGGAACGACTCAAATTGGGTATGGAACAACACTTAAATGGAATGCTCAACCTATAGCCAAACTGACTAAAATTGGAGAAATGATACTTGAATTAGAGCGAGTAGATGTTTCAACCTTTGATGCCGCTTCCGCTTATCAAGTTGTGAAAGTGGGATTAATTAAAGCCCCAGAGGTAACTTTTGAGGGCGTTCTTGACACCACAGATACGGCAGGATTAATGGCTGCTTTTGCGGATGCAGCCTCTAGAACAAATAGGGCATGGATTATAACCTTTCCGACTTCTCTTGGCACCTGCACGTGGACTGGAACGGGGTATATTTCCATAGGTACCGGCGATATAACGCCTGAAGGTTTTATCACAATCAAAGGTAAAATTATTGCGTCCACAGTACCGGCATGGTCGAGTGCTGCATAAAGGAGCATAATGGATTTCAAAGTTACCAAAATCAATTTGGATAAAGAGCGCCATATTAAATTGACCTTTCGCGGTATCAGGGAATTTCAGGAATTGACGGGAGCGGATATTACAAAAGGCAATCTCGAAGATTTAACTCCTAAAGAAATGCTGGCTCTCGTATGGGTTTGCTTGATGTGGGAAGATGAAACCCTAAAAATAGAATCCATCGAAGAACTTATAAAACCTATCAGCAATGAAGAGCTGGCTGAGAAATTGATGGAGGGTATCCTTAATTCAATGCCGGAGGTTAAACCTGAAACAGTCCCTTTAGCAACAGAGGAATTAACTGGCTCGAACTCTGGAGCTTCGCGATCTACAATCTCAAATATCCCGAAATTTCTTTCTGGTACTTAACACCACGAGAATTTAAGGCACTACGAGATAGATGGGATGAAGAGCAGGAATGGTTGAACTGGAGGGCAGCTTTGATAGCATCCGTAATAGCATCAGGGCTTTCAGGTAAGGAATTCCAACCTAAAGAATTTATGCCTTCAAGCGAAATATCATCTCTACAAACAGCCGACCAGATGGCATTAATCGCCCGCTTGATAAATACTCAAATGGGTGGGAAGGAAGAGTATGGCGTCAATAGGTGAATTATCAGTCATCATAAAAGCGAATGACCAATTTACCCCTACACTGAAAAAGGTCAATACTTCCCTGCGTACAAATATGGCCGCTGTCCGGCAGTTGGGTTATGGCATTACTTATCTCGGTACATCATTTCTTGCAATGGGATTTGCCCTGAAACAATCCAATTCGGCGTTAGGGCAAACCGTAGGCAATATGATGATGACGGTCGGCGCAATCGCTACCGCTATCGGTTCCTCTTTTCAATTCATCGCAGCCATCGGGAAAATGGTTAATGCTCTCCGAACTCTCGCCACTTGGCAAATGATAACTAAAGCTCTTTCTGGTCCCTGGGGTTGGGCAGCACTTGCTGGCGCTGTTGCCGTTGCTGGAGTTTCTATATCAGCCACAAACAAAAAAGTAGCTGAAACAACTACATCAAAATCAAAAGTTTCTCCAGTGATAATTAATAATTTCATTGACGGTAAAAAGGTATCTGGCGTGGTACGAACTAATATTATTGCCGACCAGAATCGAAATGGTACGAGTGGGATTAGATGACTATAGCCTTTGACGCAAAATCACATAGTGCAGAAGGAACCGACCCTTGTTCAAGTTTGACATGGGCACATACCTGCGGCGCTTCGGCTAATTTTTTATTGGTAGCGGTTGGGGCATACCATGCTGGGGAAGTAACTGGCGTCGGCAATGTAAAATATAATGGTGTCCTAATGATCCTTATTCAAACTGCCTCGGCGGACAGCGCTTATTGGCGAGTGGATATTTTCGGGTTAGAAAATCCCTCCGTTGGTACTCATAATATCGTAGTAACGATGATTGACCACGCTACTGTCGCCAGAGCTAGTGCCTGTTCATATTCCGGCTATCGCGTGGGACAACCCTCATTAAAGGATGTTTCAGGTGGGACTGGATCTCTTATTGGTTCGCCAAGCGTGTCTGTTACACCGTTACTAGATAATGATTGGATATTTGCAGCGTGTTGGGGTTATCCCGATTTCACATCAACAAATTATACTACAAGATATATTGATTCTTGTCCCATAACGGGATATGGATGTCTGGCAATATGGGATACAAATAGTGTAATTAGTCCCCCTGCATCAACAACAATGACAGCAACACATTCCTCATCGACATGGTGCGCGGTAGTTGTAGCCTTTCCCATGCCTCAAAATGGTGAGAAAATCCTTGAACTTGCATTTAACCAATCCATTTTTACAGACCGTACTGCACTCACATGGACGGATATTAGTTCTGATTTGATGAATGTCAAAATCAAACGCGGTAGAAAACATCAATTAGATAGAATTGAGGCAGGGACAGCGACTTTTACGTTAAATAATGATGATGGCAACTGGTGGCGAAATAATACCGCCGGCACATTCTATGTTGCTGCTGGTAAGGAAGTCGTTAAACCATGGACACCAATACGTTATAATGTTATTTACAACGGCACGACTTATCGCCGTTTTTATGGAGTTGTAGAATCCTTTAATCATAGTTGGCTTAGCGGAGGCGGTTATAATCCCATTGTTGAACTGAACTGTGTAGATATATTCAAGCGTTTGGCACGTATTCCTCTTGATGGTCCCTACATCGAACAGGTATCAGCGAATCGTTTTACATCGGTATTGAACTCTATCAACTGGCCGGCAGGTATGCGTTATTCTGATGGCGGTACAGTAGATGTTATCGCGTATAATCCTCAGCAAGTCTCAGACCGTATGAACGCGCTTGAAATGTTACAGAAGGTCGCTGAAGCGGAAAACGGCATTATATTTCAAGACGGTAATGGAGATATTGTTTTTCAGGACGCGGAATCTAGACAAAAACCGCCTTATAATACACCACTGGCAACCTTTACAGATGCCGGCACTGACAGCAAATATATTGAACCACAATTAGTTGATGATGATGATTTTATTTACAATGAAGTGCGCATCGCCGGGACGGGAATCACCGAGCAAATTGTTCGGGATTCAACTTTACAATCAACGCAAGGCGTTTGTGCATTAGAACGCAGGGATTCTTTGATTGCCGAAGACCAGAATGCTTTTTACCTCGCCTATATTTTCACGAAGCGTTTTTCGGATTCCATACTCAGAGTAGATTCTCTAGTGATTTATCCCGATGCTGGTCCAGATGACCTCTATCCAAAAGTATTAGGCTATGGAATTTCAATCAGAATTAAAGTTGTTCTAAACAGCACACAAAATCCTGCTTTGATAAACAGAGAATACCATATTGAGGGCATTGAAGAAGATTGGTCGCGTGAAGAAGATTTATACATTGTCAGATGGCAACTCTGGGATGTAAACCAATATAGAATTATCGAAGCGAGCCATACAGATAGCGTTTATAAGGAAGGTCCAGCGTATGATTATAACGCTGTTCAAAACGCCGCGTCTGGTGATGGAACTAGACCTGATGCAACAACCCATTATGCCTCGAACTGGAAAAAGGACCCATCAACTTTTGAAATTGAACGTATTGTATTTTGGTTCGATTTGACTTCTATTTCTGCATCGGCAGTTAAAAGCGTGCTGTTCGGTTATTATTGTGCCGCCAAATCTTCACCGGCAGTTGATTATGATATTGATGTTGTTTCTGGTGCAGGCGTTAGTCAACCATTAATCGCTACGGATTATCATGTCTTACACGATAGCACGACAATTTTAGGTTCTATCGCGAATTCAGAAACAACAGAAGGCGAATATAACTATTTTGAGTTAAACGCAGACGGATTAGCTTACGTTCTGACGTGTATCGGTGGCATGTGTCCTTTAGGAATCCGAGTCAGTAATGACATAGATTCGATTGAACAAATTGATAATAAACAGGATATTGTCGGACTTACGGGTGGAGCTACCCCTCGAATTATTATCGGAGTTGAATTATAATGGCGATTGTATTTACTACAGGTTTACCGACTTACAAAAAAGTGGGTGATTCAATCACGGTTATGGGAGCTGAGGTCACGATTACCCGTAAATTGAAGGACTAAAAGGAGTTACTAACATGAGTAAGTTCTTACCGCAAAATTTCAATGATTTTCTGGCTTTGATTTTGATTATCCTAATACCCCTTATGTGGGCATTACAAGGAGCCAATAAATTATCATTCCCTACTGAGGTTAATGGCGGATTGCTTGTTACATGGACTCTCATTATTCAATTTTATTACAGACGTACTCCGCCTAAAGATGGAGAGAGCAAGTAAATGGCTGAATTCACTAAAGAATTAGAAAATTTAATAAGGGAATCACATGATGATATTCGCCAGTTGCATGATGCCCTAATTGGCATTGATGGTCAAGGCGGTATGATGCGAAGGGTTCAGACACTAGAAAATAATTATGCAAAGTTAAATCGTAATTTCTGGATACTGGTTGCTTTTCTTACTGGCACTAGTATCCTCGGTACTGGAATATGGGCATTGGTAACATGATGAGAACACTACTCAACTCTCTGTAATCCATCAGGAAGCCATCAAAAGGCTTCGGCAATGATAATCTACCCCCTCGGATAAAAACGAGGGGGTTTCTTCGTTGTTTATAGAATCAAAATAAATTTTCAGTTCCTTAATTGTTAGGCGTGAAGGAAACTTGACAAATGTTTAATAGTATGGTAAGGTTTTGGTATGAGATACACATTAAGAGATAAAAAGGACAGAAACAAAAGACTTCAACAGTTCCGCGCCGAACATCCTGATATGACAATCAGGGCAATAGGTAAAATCTTTCATATCAGCCATATCCGGGTGTTGCAGATTCTGAGGAAGGAGACAGGAAGATGAGTGGATGGTTAATTTTATACGCAACCATTTTATGGATCGCCAATATTTGCTTTAGCGCATGGTTGGCAGAACAAAAAGGTCGAGATACTGTGATATGGGCTTTTCTAGGTTTTGCCTTTCCAGGGTTAGCCATCATAGCAATCGCCGGAGCAATTAAAGTTGAAATTCCCCAAAAAACGTGGTATGAAAAAATCAGCAAGATAGTAAAGGATGAAAAACCCAATGGTAACAGACGCAAATACTAAACCAATGAGTGAGCGAATCCAAGAACTCTGTGGTACGACATCCCGCAATAAGGCTATCTTTGCACTCTATGAAGCGGGTATGAAGAAGTCAGAAATCGCCCGGCAGATTCTGGTCACAAGCCGATATAACAAAAAACCTCACCCGATGTCAAGAAAACAAATAGGACAAATCATCCAGATGATGCAGAAGGCAAAGGAGAATCATGGAAGTTCTACAGGCATTCGTGAGTAGTTATCCGCCACTTCAAATCATTCAAGAAAAATGCTCTCATTGTGGGAATGATAGGGATTTATCCCTTCAGGACGGTTATACCCTCTGTACCGACCGTAAGGCGTGTTCTGAGAGGGCTTTAGAAATTATTGCCGGTAGACATCTAAACGCACAGATGCAGGGGAGAATGTAAATGAAAATAATTTACAAGGTGAAATGCCAACATTGCGGGGAAACTTTTGAAGCAGCGGGAGCATTAGCGACTATTTGTGGTAAATGTCAAAGGAAGTTGGGTATATGACCACTCAAATCAGTCAATCAATAGTCTGTAAAGTCTGTATTGAAGCTCATTATGCTTATAGAATCAATGGATTCTGCACTTGGCAGATAGCATCTAAAGAGCCTAATCCCGGTGAGAAATTACCTGAATGTAAGGAGAAAGGAGGAACTTCTAGTTAGCAGAGGGGGACTGGTGTCCCTGGTCAACCATCGGCTGCGCCAGAGTGACCACTGGTGCGGGGCGTGGTGAACCGGAGCCAGTCCCCCTGATTAGCACCTTAACAACTGAATAGTGGGCGGGTGAAAAGGAAGGTAACAGAGATGTTAACCAGAAAAGATTACAAGGTAATTGCGAAAATTCTTGAGAAGCATCATTCCCCACAAGATACATTCCAAGTCAAAACGGTAGTGTGGCAAATTGCACAAGACCTTGCAGATTATATGATTGGCGATAATCCTAATTTTGACTTCCAAAAGTTTATGAAGGCGTGTAATCTAGATACCATCCCGCCACTATAAATTATTGATAATACATTCACGCTCACGCTCACTCATAAGCTCTGATTATATGTCATACGGAATGAGTCTACTAGAGTGAGTACAAACTCAAGCGCAATACATCACACGGACACACGGCAACACAGTGAATACGTAGACTAGAATTGAATGGCGGAAACTCCCCAAAGTCAAGTCTAGTGAATACGTGATAGCTGGAAGTGAATACAACCCTATCTAGTACCTTAATTCGTGGGCGTGATAAAGGAAGGAAGTAATGACCAGTAACGAAAACTCAAAGCAAGACAAGTGGGAGCATGTTAGAGAGTCATTATGGGGAGCGCCAGGATTCCAGAGGAAGAATAAAACCATCACAACTGAAGGTTGGTCATTCTTACCGATGGCATCTTGGATTGTCGAAACCATTAAAACCAATGACAGTGTAGCGATATTTCTACAGGTCATTGATAAAGATGGCGGACAGAGAATAGTACCCCAAAAAGTATGCGAAGCAATCTATAGCCAAGAGTACCGTATCAAAAGGAAGCGCCGGTCAGAAGGCGGTAAGAAAGGTGCGGAAACCCGCAAGGCATTGGGTATAATCCCATTCCAGCGCAAAGAACAAAAGGAATAAATAAAATATACCCGCCCACTATTGAGAGGTTAAAGAGAATGAATAAAAATCCCTTTCCAGAAATGATTATAGATGAATCAAGTGGTATCGAAATAAGAAGCACGCCGCATCGAATCTGGCAGGTAGGTTATTCAGCCGGTTTCGACGACTGTCTGAACGCCTTTGAGAAGAACATGAAGATGATGGAAGAATTGATGGATAATGGCGCTGCAACCGAGCAAATCATAGACCGGCTGGTAGAAGCCACGAGGATGGCTAAATGAACGAACTTATAAGAGAGATGCTGAAACAGGGTTTTGTCATTGCCGGGAAAGCCGAACAGGTATTTCTGGTTATCGGGATATTACCGACCATAGATTATAAACCAGACGAGATAGATTGGGCCTGCAAGTTGGCACTAGTAAGGAATTAAAAGGAGAAAAATGGAACAAAATACACTAATTAAAGTCAATCCGCAGGCAGATGTCGAAGTAATGAATTTCTATGCCGAAGCCCTTAAACTTCTGGATTATGCCAATGCTAGGGTTATCGCTACGGCAGAGGATACAAAACTAGCCATCAATGACCTCAGCATTATTGCTAAACTCAAAAAGGCTATGGAAGGGAAACGCAAGGATTATCTTCTTCTATCTCTTCCTGTCAAAGAAATCAATGAGGCATACAAAAACTTGATGCTACCGATTGAGCAGGCTGACAAGGTTACGCGAGATAAAGTATCAGCCTATATGCAAGAACAGGCACGCATACGAGCAGAACAGGAGGAAATCAACCGTCTACGTTTGGAGGCGGCACAAAAAGAAGCGGCACTACACTGGAATGGCGAAATCTCCGAACCCGTCAATCTCGTTGAAGTAATTGATGTTCAGAAAAAAGTCAATACCGATATGGGCAGTATTGGCACAATGAAAATCTGGAAGTGGGTTATTGAGGATATTACGAAAGTGCCGGTGGAATATCTGATGGTGGATGGTGCCCGATTGACCCGTGTGATCAAAGCCGGGGTCCGCGAGATTCCAGGTATTCATATTTTCAGTGAAGATACGCTTATCGTAAAAGCGAAAGGGTAAATAACAGCCTGAAAACAGGCTAGGAGGGAAATAAATGACATTACAGGTTCGAGAAAATACAACTATTTCACTAACGCCAGATGAGGTAATAGCCAATGCCACAGTTCAAGCAAAACTCTTAATGAACATCGTGGAACAAACACATTGCTACCAGACAATATCAGGCAAAAAGTATCTCCAGGTCGAAGCGTGGGAAACTATCGGAGCTTTCAATCGTGTTCATGCAGTGACCGATTGGATTAACCCCATATTCAGAGATGAGAAAACTGTCGGCTATGACGCCAAAGTCAATCTTATAAAAGATGAGCAGATTGTCGGGTCCGCCATAATGTCCTGTTATTTCACCGAAAACGCCTGCAAAGGCAAGGAGGGCGATGCAAAGGACAAAGCCTGCAAAAGCGCGGCTCAGACATTCGCTACGAGTAAAGCATACCGGATGAATTACAGTTACGTTGCTATCCTAGCGGGTTTTGAACCAACACTCGCAGAAGAAATCACCGGCGAATCTTCCGATGATAAACCTGCGACAGAAAAGCAGAAAGAACATTGGTGTGAAAAACATAACGCCAAATTCTTTAAGTCTGCTAAGATGAAGACTTATGCACATCCGATTGATGGAACGAATCCTGTGGAATGGTGCAATGAGGAACAACCTACGCAACAGCCTGTAGTGGGCAAGGAAGCCACCAAACAGGAAAAGCCTACCAATGGTGAGCTGACAACAAAGCAAGGACTTTTAACATGGGTGTTTAGCCACAAAATTAAAGCAGGTGTTGACCAGATAGCAAGTTGGATAACTAATCAAGAAACGAATCAGCCATATAAAGAGATGAAGGATATACCTGATAAGCCGGAAATTATTAAGAAAGCGTATGGCGAAATAAAGAATATGCAAGGTTGGGATTAAATAGGCTTATCGGCTGGTGTGATGAAAGTCTTTAGAGCAGGAAGTATACTCTGGAGCATCGGTGTAAAGGACTGCGTTGACTGTTCCACTTACCGAGCCAGCCGTTAAGTAGGCAGATGAGGAGGTAAAGAAATGAGAACATATAAAGTTAGGATTACCCGAAAAGAGTTTTTGGGTTTGCCGATAGAGACAAGGCGAAGGCTTTTGACAGAACAGGCTAGTTCTTTAAGCCAAGAGGAGATTGACGAACTTTCCAACCAGTCTGTAAAAACTTGTCTTAAAGTAACTGACCAAATCCTCAAACTAATTGACCAGCACTTTGATGAGATGGCAAAGGAAAGAGGCTGGGTAAGACCGGAAATGGAGGATATTAGAAAACAGTATTAAATATGGCTTTCGATATGTTCGAGGCAAGTTTCAGGAAGGTGAGAGATGGTTAATCTAAATGATTTAATCTTGTCACACAAGGAAGTTCTGGATTTACAGGCAAAGGGTATACTATTGCCTTCACTCCGTACTAAAAAAACTGAAATTAAAATAAACCCACTCCCTACATCCCGGCAGATTCTCGCTAGGACTTTGCATAAGGCGATTAGACAATTTGAATTAGAAGGATGTCCTAATAAATTTGATTTAAGTATTCATATAGACCAGATGATTCATAATTTGAAAGAAGCGGGGTATATATTAAATGATAGACATTAACCTGCGGGAAATCCAGAATGGTAAGACCGAAGTTGAGAATGCCAAGTTAGTTCTGTCAATCCTGATGATGCAAGCAATCAGCACAGATAAAGACTTGAAAATACAACTCCAATATGTACCTGAGGAAATTAGGGAGAGGCAATGAAAGATGTCATTGATATTATGCAAGAGAAGTTTGGTAATTCTAGTGCTGAGAGTAGGGACAGAATTATCGTAGCTCACGGTGGAATCAGCAATATTAAAAAAGCCGCTAAATTATGGGCTGACCATCATAATATTCAAGGGTCAGAGGGAGATATAGTAATCGCTTATGCTACGGCGGTTGATTTGGGGGGCAGAATCCGTTGTCAAGAGTTCCCATTGAATCGGGGAGCGTAGAGATATAAAAGTGGGCGCCGGACTGTATTTTGAAGGCGCTGAAAAGGTGAGGTTACTGTGACTTTACCAAGACCTTATTATCAGGATGAATGGGTGACACTTTACTGCGGTGATTGCCGCGAGATATTACCCGAGCTCGAGGTTGAAGTATCAGCAATAATCACAGACCCACCATGGCCCGGGACTGAAGAGAAGTCCAACCCGGGCCGACAATATGATATCACCCCAATTTTCAAAGAAGCTGCCCAACACTTCCACAGATTATCTGACCGGCTGATCATAATACTTGGTTGCGATACGGACCCGAGATTTTTATTAACAGTGCCAGACGATTGGTCTTATCTTCTTACTTGTTGGTTGAGGCGCGTGCCCCCCGCTTATAGAGGTCATGTTCTTTACGGTGCTGATGTAGCGTACATATTCGGTACCCCTCGAGCTCGAGAATATGCCGGGGGTACCGGAATACTACAATCGGAAACCTACTCTGTATCTTTGAGAAAGCGAGATTCTATCAATACTCACCCTTGTTTCAGGCCTCTCCGAACAATGAAATGGCTAGTCTCACATTATACCTATGAAGGAGAAATTATTTGTGATCCATTTGTTGGTAGCGGTACCACGCTATTAGCTTGCAAGGAAACAGGAAGAAAATCTATCGGAATTGAGATCGAGGAAAAATATTGTGAATTGTCGGTCAAACGCCTGCGACAATCAGTAATGGATTTATGAGAGGAGTTTAACCGTGGCATGGATTGAGAATCATCAGAAAATACTGTTTGACAATTCTCATTAAAAGGTTTACCATAATGGATGATGAGTATGATGATAGAAAGTAAGGATAAGCGAGATGATGACAGAAAACAGCAAGTATAAAACCCCAAACCTCAATCAAGCCGCGTATCTCTACGCCAAAGATATTCCATTTCTCTATATCGAATGGTCGCCAAACAGCGACAAGGCTCTCTTTGTCTTTGAAAATCCACCTGATGAAGTTCTCGCCGGCTGGATGCGCGATGAAGGGCTATTTATCAAACGGTACGAGGATGCCCGCAATATCCTGCGCGATAAACTGGAGGGCAAGGGCTGATGGTTAGAAGCTGGCATCAAGAAATTGCCTATCGAATGGCGCAGCGAGAACATTATGAGCAAGAAATGAATGATTGGTATGAGAGACATTATCACCCCGACAAGTCGGGGGAACTAATCCCAAAACAGACCCTTGATATGCCGGCAGTAATTCTTATTCAACCTAAAAAAGTGATAGACAATAAGCCGTTGCCGATACGGAAAGGCATTGAACTATAATGAGTAAACCCATCATTGAGCGGATTGTAGGCGGATATAAGTTCACATGGGCGGATGATTCAGTAGAGATAATTGTCAGTCGTATAAGAGAAACTAAAGTGAGCACTAATGGGGAGATTAATATTCGCTGTAACGCTTCAGGGCGGGAGCATCCCCATGTCAAACAGACAACCTTATCCTTTACCGCCTCAGAGCCGAGAGCCAGGTTAGTGCGGGAACTGGTACAATCTACACCCGGCATTGAGTGGGCAATTATACTTGAGCAGTTATGCGTTAAATTGCTTGAGGAAATCCGCAGGGGAGAGCCGGTGGTCATACTCGGTGCCGAGGGGACGGATGTATCGCCACCTGAATATCTAATCGATCCTTTCATTTTACGCAATCAACCAAACGTCATCTTTGGCGAACCTGGAGCCGCTAAAACAACCTTCGCCCTTGCTCTTGCCTCGATAGTGACAATTAGCTGGATAGATAATCCCGGTAAACTGCCCTGCCCTGATAAACCAGAAAATGTTTTGTGGTTGGACTGGGAAACAGATAAGTCTGTCATTAGTTGGCAGTTATCTTGCATCCAACGAGGGCACGGTTTTGAGGCACCCTATGAAATCTATTACCGGCGCTGTTCTTTACCACTGGCTGATGACTTGGAGCAGATTAAGGGCGCTATGGGTGAATACCGCGCTTCAATTATATTCATTGATTCTCTGGGCCTTGCCTGTGGCGGAGACCTTAATAGTGCAGAGCCA